TATTGATCAATTGGATACGTTTTTTGAATTAGTTTAGTGAAATTCTTAAATCCCATTTCACTTGGGTCTTTCCCTTCTAAGTCCATAAAATAGACTTCTTTACCTTGATTTATAAAATATTCAGCAAACTTAAGGGCTTGCTTTTGGGCGTCGGTATCTAAAGCGATATAAATTTTTTCTACTTCAGATGTGACGATTTTTTTCATTAAATTTTGTTGTATATTTTTGCCTAAAAGCGGAATAGCATTTCTTTTAATGGCTATGGCATCAAATGGTCCTTCGCACAATATAAGCGGTATACTCCAGTTTATAAACAATTCAAATGGCACAATATCACGTGATGTTTCTGGGTTGCGGTATTTAATAAATGGTTCTTTTTCAAATGAACGACCTGTAAAATAATTTAATTTACCATTTTCATCATAAGATGGGATAATAACCATTTTAGCATAACGGCCCGTTTCACAATACCCTATATTATATTTTTCGATATCGTCTTTTGTAATACCTCTAGATTTTAAATATGCGTACGCGTGGCGAGCAATAATATCAGTAGATCCCAAAACAGATTTAAATTCGTCTGGGAGCTTAAGATTAGTAGATTTACCAGTTTGTTTAACTTCGATTTCACTTCCTATAAGTTTTTTAAGTTCCTCAAATTTTTCAGATGATGCTCCTACTTTTTTAAATATTTGGGAGACACGACTACCTTTTTTATCACAAGCCCAACAGTGCCAAGGATTATATCCTTTTTTATGTTGGGTAAAATTGACTTCTAATTTTGGTTTATGGTGGTTGCAATAAGGACAGTTGTAAGCTTTATTGCCTCTCGCTGTTCTTTTTCCTGCACCTAAGACAGAATCTACTAGATTTACAAGCAGTTCATTTACCATAACCCTTAATATACGAAACGAACTTTAGATATCAAAGTCTTTGGTAAAAAACTTTCCAAGAATATTATCATTATAAAATTCATCTGGGTTTTCTAAAACTTGGTATACCATTTGGTATTTTACTTCGTAATAAGTTAATAACTTTTTTGTGGGGGCACAAATTATAACATGACGTTCAAAATTTTCTAAAGGTTCTTCTTTCATAACCTCTTTTAAATGTTTATTTGAACCCCAGTATGTTTTCCAATCTGATTCTTTAACTGCAAGTTTATAGGCAGGTCTTCTACCTACTACACCTTCATACTCTTTTAATTCTTTTTTAGTTAATTTTACTTTACGAGTATGTTGTAGTACTTTTTTACCAATATAAGCTTTACCACTTGGGATATGAACTACTCTATACACAAACCCAAATGTTTCATTAGGAAAGTCAGAAATAGCCTTAATTTCTTTATTTTGATAAATCCAGTTCATGATTGTTTATTTAGGTATCGAAATTAACCATAATAGTAGTATCTACATACCTTGAAATTGGTATAGGTGAAGATAATTTTCCTATTACTAATAATTCATTATTTTCATTATATAATCCTACAGAAGTTACATATGGGTTAAATTCAGATCCTGTAGCAAAATCATAATAAACATCATCATCACTTCCTGATAGGATAGTAGGGTTTAAAGAAAAGTCAAATTCATTATTTCTAATCCCACATTTATACTGATGTTCATATAATCTAATAGAAGATGAAAAATTTACTGTAAAATTAGCTAAGTTAGCTGCTGATTCACTAATTTCAGCTCCCATAGTAATAAAAGAACTAGTAGTAACTACTGCAATTCCGTGGGGGTAAAATACTTGACCTATAATTTCTCCTAAAGGAACATCATCCCCAACTCCATATGAACTAGTACCATAAGTCCCCACACCATAAAAAGCACCTGAACTAGAAACTGAGTTTACAATTAAATTTCCTTCTCCATCATCTATAATTTTGGCTCCAATACCTGCTGATGAAGTGTATTCAAATTCAAAGGTATTAGGAACAATATTTTCACCGAATAACTTAGCTGGGATTGAAATTACTGAAATTTGATCCCCTGAAGATGTAGGAAAATATCTTGATTGAGTTAATGTAGATTGTAAATAATTTTCATAACGAGGAGCTTCAATAGCACCTACATATCTAGTATCTAATTCTACATTCCCACCATCAGCACCTACTATTATACTACTAGTAGGTACAGTATCTCCTTTACTTGAAGAAAGAAAGTTTGTATAATATAATTGTTTGATATTGGAATAAACCCCCGTAGTGTTTTGAATAAAGACTAACCCAGATTGTTGTTCTGATTGGGAAACAAATATACTAGAAGTAGGTTTAACTCCAAGGTAAACTTCAATTCCAACGGCAGAGCTAGTTATTTCATTACCAGTAAAAGAAAAATCTTTACTAGCATCAAATGGTGTTATAACAACATCCTTCGTTGTAAATTGTTTGAATGCACTCATTCATTTTAAAAGTCTAGCTTCACTCTTACAAGTAGCTCTTTTGTAAAGTCTTTTGGTAAAGGTCTTGACAATTTAGCTACTGCTAAAAGTTCATTATTATCATTATAAAGTCCTACAGAAGTGATATATGTTTGTGGGTTATCAATAAATGAATCGAATAAAATTTCACCAGTTGAGCCTGAAATAAATGATGGGTTTTCTGAATAATTAAATTCATTATTTCTTGCTCTTACAAAGATAAAATCTGATGATAAAGTTTCTTCTGAGTTTAGAGTAAACCCATTGCCATCATTTCCTGAAAGATTTAATGAATCTACTATTTTACCTTGATTATAAGAACCTGAATCAAATCCAAAAGAAGTACCTAAAGTAATACCACCATCACTCATACCACTATCTAAAGCAGCACCGTTTAGTAAAATTACTCCAATATCAGGGAGGAACCAACCATAAGAACCTGAAGCTGAGTATCCATTGGCTCCACCTCCTACTGATGTAGTATCTGTAACTGTACCTGCTGAACCTGAAACTAGGTTATATCTTCTACCAGCATCCGTAAACACTACTGAAGAAGCAACAACACTATCATCTGTTAGTTGTACTTCACCTCCAGAACCTGAAAGGTGGAGAGTTATGGTTCCTGGGAATAGTTTTTCTTTATATCTTGCTCTTTCAACATTTAAAGCATAAAAGTATGAAGCTGAAAAGTTACCAAATATAAAGCTTGAATTTTCATCTCCTAATACTAAAGTTCTATATTGTCCGTAGTTAGTTTTAGTAGGAGTAGAACCTGTTACTAATGCATTGTAAAATGTACTACCACTACCTCTAGAATCACAATATGCTACATTAAATTGTACAGCAGCAGTATCGTCAGTTGAAGCTGTTTGGTATATTGAATAGTAAAATTCTGATGTACTACTAACAATCTGTACTGAAGAAGTATAGAAGCTAGTTAATGTTGGAGTATTATTGCTCCAAATAGCTGAAGTGATAGAATTACTATCTACTACTAAATCTTCAGGTTGTAATAATTGAAATCCCATATTTTATAATATTGTATGTTTTTTAAACGGTTGTTTTTCTAATTTCTACAGGAATTTGTAATCTAGCGCCACTATCTCTACCTACAATAGTTAATGTAGCATATAGTGTAGTTTGGTTACCAAATAAAGTATTAACACCAGTTGCTCTCATATTTAATGTAGTCCCAATTACTGTTTTAGATACATTAGTACCATTTGTAACAGTTGAATTTAATTGTTGAGAAGCTTTAACATCAACTCCTGTTCCTTCAAATGTAGAAAGTAATCTAACGTCTGAAATTGTAAAAGTATAACCTGAACTTTCTGTTGTTTGGTTATTTCCTAAATAATTTAATGTAGACGGAGTAATTGTTGAAGGGGCATTCTGTTTTAAAATTACACTACCTCTACCAACATCTAAAATAGGCATTTTAGCCGTACCACGAGGTAAAGTAGTTAACTTATATTTCATGATTTGAGTTTCATCAGGAAAAGCTTCCATTAAAGGCATATTTTCAATTGCCTCTCCATAGTAAGCAGAGCCTGAGGGATGATTTGGATTATATAATGTATAATCGATTTCATCATCACTTAAAGCAAATTGAGTAATTTTAAAACCACCATCACCTTTAGCTAAAAGTTCTCTTCCCTTTTTAGTAAGAATGGCATCAATTGTTACTACTTGATTATTTAAATATCCCATTGTTAGATTATTTTATTTATAAATATACGTTTTTTTAATTTCTACCCAAACTTAAGTGTTAAATTGATGATGTTGTTTCAATATCTGCTGAGTCTAGGTTTTGGTTTTTAGCAGTTATTTGATTAATTATTGTTTGAACATTATCTTTTTGTGTTAAAGTTAAATCATTTGGTATTAAATATCCTTGACCTGATAATGATTGGAATCCTTGGGATCCTGAAGGTGCTGTTTGATATACTATAACTCTATCATCTCCTTGGGTTCTTCTTCTAATTGTAAACCCTTCAATTCTACCTTCAGGTATATCACTTTCAGTTGGGTCTGGGGTGACTTCTATAATATTAAATACTCTTGAAGGGTTCCAACCTGTACCAAGATAAGCCATCATATTATCAGTTTGTGACCCATAGTACTCAGTATATAAAGGATTTCCCTCACTTGAGCCACTAGCTCTAACATTAGTTACTGTAAAATCAGCAGTATCATATGTTGGTCGTCTAGAAGATAAAGCTTGAGCATTCCATGTAACCCTAATTTCATCTCCTTTTTTGATAATGAAATTTTGGTCAAAATTTTCATATCCATATAATGTTGAACCTGAAGGGTTAAATCTCCAATATGTTTCTTTTCTGTTAGGATCTGCTGCCTTAGCTGGTGTTTGAGGAATACCTGGAGCAAAACCATTATTAAGATAGTTAGTAGTATGTTGAATAGATTGACTAGCTAAAACATTCATACTATGAATTACTCCTAATCCTGGTCCCTCACCATAGTAAGTATATGCAAAAGAAGAATTTGAAGCTCTATAAGAACCTGAAATTATGACAGGAGCTCCTGTAAGTTTTAAATAACCACTACCAGTTTCCATAAAACCATACCCACCTGAACCTGTTACTGGGGTTGAACCTGAAGGCCAAGAAGTTACATATGTTTGATTTACATTAAACCAACTTGCAGTATCAAATGAAGCTGTAAGATGGAAAATGTTTTGATATTTTTCAGAAGAAAGAATAACATTATATTCTAAACCACCTTGGAATGTAGTATTGGTTCCAGTTGGTAAAGAAGTATAATCTACATTATTAAATTTACCTCTATTGTAAGCTATACCTACTTTTCTATCTTTTTCAAATGTGGAAACAATTTTAGATAAATTATCATTTGAACCATCAACTTTAATAATTGAAGGTTCTTGGGGTATTCCTGTAATATCTTCAAATGGGACTTGGATTAATTGATCTATATTAAAAGTGTAAGAATCCCATAATTCATAATTTTCTTTAGAAGATTTAAAGTGGGCAAAATAAATTGGATTTTTATCAACTACAGCAGTTTTACCATATGAAGTATCTCCACCCCAACTTCCAGTATCACCATTTAAAAATGTAACGTTTCCTGTAGGTAAAGTAGTAAAGTTGTAATTAGCACTTTCTAATCTAACTCCTTCATATCTAGGTTTAATAATTTTTTTAGATGTATAATTACTATCAGGGGTTTGTGTTTTTTCAGCTGATCCAGATTTAATTAATACTAGGTTTGATGGGGTTTGGATACCATTATCATACTCTACATTCATTACAAATGAATTTTTTCTATTATCATTGTAATTATTTAAAACAGCATAATAATCTGAATTATTAAAGTTGTTAATTCCTTCTACTTCTTGAATAAATGGATCAAATAATACTAAACTAGATGTATTACCCGGAACAAAAGTAGATGAACCAGAATTAATTCTTCCTAAGTCTTCAGAAGTTGGATTAAAAACTAAACCATAATAATTTCTAGTACTAGAATAAGATTCAATATTAAGTAAACTAGTATCAATTTCATTACCTTTTAATTTAAAAGAATCTTCTGGTATTGGGGTTCCAGAATATCCTAAATTAAATTTAAGATTAGGTAATAATTTAAATGTTGAAGATAAATCATCTCCATTATCATTATATCTATTTGTAGCTAAACCTATAGGAGCCCATTTACCCGAAGAAGGCACATTATTAGTAGCCGATTGAGTAAATTCTAAAGGATAAAAATGAGCGTATGTTTCACCATTTGTTGGGTCTTCAAAATTACTGTTTAACATATTTTGTTTAACATAATTAAAATTACCAAACAAAATAGTAGTAGTATGAGTTGCACCATTTGTAAAAGTAGGACCTTCAATTCTTCTCGAATTACTATTCATTACATATTGGAATACTCTCATACCATAAGCATTAACAATATCTACAAATACTTGAAGAGAGTTAGAATATATTTGGGCAAAACTAACATTATTAAAGCTAGAATCATTATTAAATGTTCCAGAAGTTTGAGATCCTGAAATACTAAATTGAAAATATGGAGCAGTATCATTTAAAGGATACCCAAAAGGTGGAGTAGTAGAAGGGTATGGGTTTTTAGATCCGGGATCTCCTACTAATCCTGGGTATAAAGTAAAGGTTTGAAAAGGTAGATCTTGTTGTAGAGCAATAGCTGCTATGTAATAAATCCCAGGTGCTGGGGTGTATAAAGATATAGCATTATCTCCAGGGCCGGAAGGTATATAATTATTTAATGCTTTTCTAGCAGCTACAGAATTACTACTAACATAAAAGGTAAATTCAGTACTACCTGTTATATTATATTCAACAAAGCTATCTACAGTATAATCATTTACCTGGTAAGTTGGTTTGAACATCAATACCTAAAGGAGTTACTACATTATTAGTCCAAGATTGTGTAATAGGTGTTTGATCAAAATCAGGTGAACCACTATAATTAAATTGTTCAACTGATCCTCCAGTACCACCTTCAAATTCTCCTATTGAAATACTTTGGCTTAAAGCAAGATTTTCATAGTCAATAGGATTATTATATGTAATATTTGTACCTGAACCTGAAGCGTAACGAGCTATTGTAGTTGTTTCTTTTAATGTTGGTAAAGGATATCTATTTCTTTCAAGTAAATGTTGTTTAATTACAATACCAGTTGTAACACTAGTACGAGCAGGAACATATGATTTAATTGCTTTAAAGATTGAATCATCATAGTATTTAATTAATCTAATGTAATCATAAATGTTTCCATTACTATACTTTTTAAAATAATCTTCAGCTGTTTTTCTTAATCCAGGATAATGATCAACTGATTCTGATAGGAATCTAGGATCTGCTAATGTATCAGCTACTACCCCATAACCAAATGATTGGATAATATCATCATTTACTTCATCTTGAGGTGAAAAAGCAACTTCTAAGTTATTAATATCTTCAGTATAACTTCTACTAATTTGATAGTCTTGTTGAATACTGATTTGTGATGATAAAATATCTCCATAATCATCACCATCACGTACTTGGATTTTATTTGAAATTCTATTTCTTAAACCCACTGAAGGTTGATCTAAGAAATAAACTTCAGTATTAGTTTTACTATAAGTTTTTGTTGTTGAGTTTTCATAATAAAGAACATCAAAAGTACTTGAAGTAACATTAGTAGAAGGATTTACGAAAGATCCTGTCATTAAAATATCTGCTCCTGGGTTTATTGCAGGATGCATAGAATTTAATGATTCAGTATATGATGAACTTAAAGATGAAGTAAATAAATTTTCTAATTCATTTCCTAAAGGTGCCCTAAAGTTTACAATATCAAATGAACTTAATGAACCTGTGGTATTAATACCTTCAATAGATTCAGGATTCATCACAAAATCATTAAAAATGCTTTCGCTTAATTGAGAACTATAATATCTAAATTCTTGAAGGGAACCTGAAAATATTTTACCAGCTTCACCTATTACTTCTCCACCAACATTAGATCCCGAAATAAAACCTCCTAAATAAATACCATCATTTGAAGTAGTACCAAACTTATTCCAAGCATCATTAATTGAGGTTGAAATATTAGAAACAATACTTGCAGATCCTTCAAAACCTATACTATTACCATCAAACCCATTATAGATTTTATTCTTAGCATATAATGTATAAGTTGTAGCATTACTGTTATCACTCGCAGATACATGAGTATCTCTTTGTAACATTACGGACCACCACCCCTTATCAAAAAATGGTAAATATATGTCATTAGACACAGCAACACCACCATCAGCATCTGATCCGGACATATAAAGCCTCATTATACCCCAATCTTTATATTCACTTGAAGCTGAGCCTGAGTATGAACCTGAAGTAGATCCTGTATAGAATAAGGCAATACCAAAATCCATATCTGTTGAAGTATCATCTCCATCAGATTTTTTAACTAATAAAGATTGAGTAAAAAATTCACCGGCATAAGATGATGAAGGATATCCTGTTGTTTTAAATCTAAATTGGATGTTATCAGGAACTATATATTCACTATCTACAATTCTGTTTCTTTCAAGTGGCATCCAGGGGAATACAACTGAAGCACTTGGCATGTTTTGAGTAGAAATAGGAGAAAATGCATAGCTATATCTATTATACCATAAATCATAATCATCGGATTCATCTCTATTTTTACCTCCAAATTCATTAATACGAAGAATTGTATTTGGAATACCCCAAATATTGATTAATTGTCTTAAACCAGAAACCGTACCTTTTTTCTTAACAAGGTAAGACATATTGTGGTAAAGACGTTTAAATATTTCTTTACTTACATTATCAATTGGGAAAGGATAACCTGGTTCGTTTAGCTGTTGAACATAATTTTCATATGAATAATTTATATTCCAATAATTTACTATACCTCCTAAATTAACAGCAATATAATTATTAATTAATTCACTTCCAGTAGGGGGAACATATGTACCATTATCTTCACCAGTTAAACCTATATAATTACCTTCATTATTAAAGTTATTCCCAAACCCTTCATATCCTAAGGATTTAATAGCTTCTTCAGCTAATTGTAAAGGAATACCTTTTTCTAATTCACTAGTAGAATTAACTCTTTGGGAAACTGCTTTTGTATAAAGCCATAATTCATCAAAGTGTTGACCAACCATATTTGAAAATTCAATATATTGGTTATTATCAGTATTATCTTTGATAAAATCTGGAATTGTCCAGTATAGCCAATTTTGGTTATTATTATCATATAAAGAGGCAGATAATAAAATACCTCCATAATATTGAGAATTTTCTACATCACTACCTAACCATTCAGAAGCACTTACACTTGTGGTTAACACTGGGGTGTAAGGGAATGAAGATCCTGTTTTAGGGTAAGATAGAGACGAAGTATTATAATATAGGTAATACTCATACCCATCAAAATTCTTAATAAGATTTTCAATATTAGAATATGCTGTAGCAATACTTGAAGATACTTGGAACGAAGCAGAAGTAGAACCTGTAATATCTGCTAAAGCATCTAAATCAGCCTCATATGATTGGATTTGTTCTAATTTTTCAACAAAATTTTCAATTCTTTTCTTTGCGGAAGAGAAATTAACAAATTCATTAAAAGTATTGTATGAATAATTAGGAGTAATTGATACTCCTTTTTTATTCAAAACATTAAGTAAGTTATCTTTTGAAGCAGAAGAGTTTGTAGATAATAATTCTGTTTTTGATTTTAGTTCGGTGGAATTATTAACAAAATCTTTAATTTCTAAATTAGTATTAGGTCCTTTAATGTAGGTTACATTAGAAGGTAAATCAATAGTATCTGGGAATGCTACTTGGAATGCTGCTGATTCTCCAACTTTAGTTACTATATATAATTCATCCCTTAAACTAAATTCTTCAGGAAGAGGTTCATAAAGTTTAACTAATATAGAATAATCCCCGTTATCAATAATATCTAATAAAATATTGACCCCAATTAAAAGGTTATTATTTCCAAAATTAAGATAAAATTCATCAAAATATTTAGGGTTATCTAATTTTTGAGTAAGTGATTGAAACCCTTCTGTAATTTCATCATTAGAAATAAAATTGCTTTCTAATCTAATTTCAGTTCTATCTGAAGATATTTCAGAAATATAATATTGTTTATCTTCTGAGGATGATAATTCTAAATTAACAAAATTATATACTGTATAAAACTGGCCTGTTGAATAACCAATACTTGCTAAATTAGATACAGGATCTAAAGAAAGTTCATTTACTTCAGTAATACTCTCCCCTGTAGAAGTTTGGTTTGAAATATACCAATCTTCAAAGTTAGAATTACCTTCTAAAAGTGTTTTTTGAAGAGTATAAACCCAAAATTCAACTTGATTGGTTGTTGGGTCAAAGTATGAATCTATAACTTCACTAGGGACTACAGACTCATCTAATTCATATCCATTTGGAAATAAATCACTAGGAGTGACTGGAATTAATGATGCTGTAACTTCAGATGCCATTTATTTATAAATATGTTTTATTATAAAAATTAGAAAAATTATGCATTTGGGTTTTGAGGAGTAAAGTTTGATATCCTATCATCACTGTTAAAATCTTGAATAGATTGAACAGTTGAAACTATTTCTTGCCTTAATTCTAAATTTTCAGTTCTTAATTCACTAATTTCTTCTAATAATGCTTCTATTTCTTCTTGATTAGGGGTAAAATTAACATATTCACTACTTTCAGTAATTAAATAAGTATGTGAGTTAACTTCACCTTCTTTAGGAATTTCATAAAAGAATTTAGTATATAACGTAAAAAAGTCTTCTATAGTAGCCAAGTTAATATCAAAAAAACTTGGATCTGGGGTATTAGTTAATTGAGTAAATGAAGTATCTACTGTTTTTTTAAAATCTTTTTTCGGAAATATTTGTTGACTTAAACTTATATCTACCCCATTTTCAGATTCTCTCATTTTTGAAGAATCAATAGTAAGTGAAGGTTGGGGAGGGGTATTTTTTAAACTTCTAGGGTCAATTGAAAATGATCCTGTAGGTGATGTAGTAGTTGCCATAATTATCCTTTACTTACTTTAAACATAATATCTTCATCCCATACTTTAGTAATACCTCCAACTACAGTTTTAATTAAGACTGTGTAGTATCTTTCAGGTTCTAAACCATTCATATACACATCAAAATAACTTGAAGTAGCATCAGCACTGATACGAGTATAAGTAGAATCAAAATCAACTACAAACTCATTAGTTGAACTATCTTTAATAGCATATAATGATTGAGACTCGGGAAGATAATAGTTTTCAGTATAGTAAGAAGCTGTAATAAACTGTCTATCTGGGTATTTTGGGATAGCTGCTAACCTTAATCTAGGAACACTTTCAGAATAATACACTCCAGCATTATTATAAATTGATATAAATGCTTCTGGGGTTCCTAAAATAGTATTATCTGAGGATCCTGTATTGAATGAATAATCATCCCATTTAAGTTCTAAATATGGAGGGTATATAGTATTAGTATCTATTGAAAAATATTTAAAAATAGGTTGAATATTAGTATTGGTAGAATCTTCAATACTACTTGTTAATCTTACTAAAAACCCATCATTAGGAACAGATTCACTATACCATGTTTCAACTGTGTTAGTTACATTAATATTAATATCAAAGGGATCTGAGTATGCAAATGATTGAGAATATATTGGAGTTGGGTTTACATCTCCCCCAGTATTAGACCAAGCAGCTGATCCTGAATAATCCCTCCACACCCAGGATGTACCATTAAAAATTTGTGGGGATGAATCGAAAATTCCAGTTCCCATACCCCAACTCCCAGAAACAGTATAAAAGTATAAAGATGTATCTAAAGATAAGCCTGAGGTAGAAGCATTATAACTTTTTAAATAAGCAGCCCAAGAACTAGTTACTTTATTATCAATTACATTTTGAATTTCTGTAGTTGAAAATTGGATTAAATATCTACTATTATAACGAGTACCTTGGTAATAATAAGAGGAAGCCTCCAAAATCTGATCTAAACCAGTATTTTTACTAGGAAATTGCTCATACAATGTAGCATCTTTAGTTGGAAATATTTTATATACTGCCATATCTTTTTATTATAATGGTACTACTCTACCTTTAATGTCTGTATTAGGGTATTTAATTTCAAAAATCATTGGATCAAGTGATGGGTAAACTACTTCATTTACAGTAGCACCTTTAACATCATAAGCATATTCACTATAACCTAATGCTGTTTCATTTAAATTTGAAATTGATACGTTTTTAACTGTTTGAACTCCTTCTACTTTATCTAATAAAATATATAAATCTTTTAAAAGAATTGGTTGATTTATTTGCCATTTATCTATATCAAAATATTCAGAAAGAGAATCTATACATTTAGTTAAAACCTCATTATTGTTATAGTTAGGTAAAACTATAATATCAAAATCAACCCCAATATTAATAACAAAAGCATCTTTAATTTTAATAGAATCATTAATCATTCTATATTCTGAAAGATAGGTCATTAGATTACGTTTGAGTAATGTAGATGCAGTTCTTAACTTTTTATTAGAATCATAAGATAAAATATATAAATCTAAAATAGTAGGTAATTCTCCTGGTTGGTATTCTGTTATTTTTACAGGTTCAGCATATGCTTTAGCAATTACCCCTAAATTAGAGGGCATAGATAATGCTCTAACTAAATAATCTTGTTTAGTAACTGTACGTAATTGGTTTTGGAAATTACCTACAGCATTTTGCCTTAATTCTTCTATAGTATCCCCATCTTGACCACCATCAGCTGCTAATGGATTATTAGATGCTAATGAATTAAATATAGTATTAGCTAAAGTTGTATCACTTAAATTTTGATTTAAAAATACTACATTAGTATCATCAATCCCTGTTAATGTAGAAGATGGAGCATTTGCACTAACTCCTCCTCCAGTTAAATACCTTACGGTAAGAGTGGTGTTAGAAGGGGCAATACCATAAGTATTAGTAAACATAAAGTTAACTGGGGAAAATGCTGTAGTTAATTTAGTTTTTTCAAATGGTAAACCTAAACCTACATTATCGGGGTTAGGGACAATTTCTTCATCATTATCCCCATAATTACCTGCCCCAAATTGTAATTGTAAAGATCCACTATCAATAAAACGAGCAGCAAATCTTCTTTGAACTTGTTTTAATTGAAGTAAATATGGAACTTCTGTATCAGTTGAATAGTTAGGGTCATTAGCATTTGTGTTTTTAATTGTATCAAAAACATTTTCTTGTGCTAAATTAGGTACTTCATACCAAACATTACCATCACTATCAACTATATCTAAAATCCCTATAATATTTTTATCAGTAATAGTTCTAGTATCAAATCTTAACCCTGATGTAAATGTAAAGGTTGTTGATTTTATAGTTGCTGAAATTGCTTTTCTAGTTTTTTTTAAAAGATAATATGTAGGTGATGTGCCTTGTAGTTGATATACTGAAATTTCTGTAGGGTCTAAAGAACTAGAAGCAGAAAAATCTACTGTATCTTCTATTAAAAATTGCAATTCTGGATCTTGATTAGAAGTAATTGGAGTATTTTCTGGGATTTTTAAACAGTAATCAAAATCTGGAATAGTAATACTACCACTAGTTTTAGCAGGTAATTGTTGATATAAATCAATATTAACGTATGCTGCTGTAGTTACCTTTGGGGTATACCCCAACATATAAGCTAAATTAAATAGATTTTCTTGTTCTCGAGCTTTAGTAATAAAAGTTTCTTGAATTTGATTATCTAAATAAAAAGATAAAACATCTCCTACATAAGATGCCATCTCCATAAATAGCATACCTGTAGAAGTTTCTGTGAAATCATTATAAGTATTAGGAAAATAAGTTTTAGAATACTCAATTAAAGTATTTCTAAAATCATTAAAATCCCTATTAATGTATCTTATATCTCTATTTAAATTAGCCATTATTGTAATAATATATTAACTGTATCTTCAATTCCAAATAAAACTATTTCATATGTTAAAATAAAATTAGTAGTATTTCTATCGGGGTCAATATCAAAATTTATTTCTTTTACTTGTATCATAGGAAAATATTCTTTAATACTAGTTTCAATATTAAATTTTAATTGATCTTCTAAACCAACATCAGCTTGTTGGAAAAGTAATGATTTTAAATCTGCCCCAAAATTAGGATTCATTACTCTTTCTCCTTTATTAGTTAAAAGCCAATTTACTAAATTAGCTTTAATTTGATCAGAAGTAGTATATGTTGGCACAAAAACAGCATCACCATTTAATGGAAAACCAAATCCTACAGCTTTTCTAGCTTCAAGGTCAATTGGATATTTATTTGCTATAATTTGAGCCATTTATTTCTATTTATTCATTAATCCAGCAATCATACTCATATCAACTTCTCCAGGAGGAAGAGTTCCATTAGCAGCATCATAACCAGCTTGAGGTCTAAATGATTGAACATTTGAAGAATTAAAATTCATTGTAGTTTCTCCTAATGCTTGCTCGTACAAAGATCTTTTTTGTTCAGCAGTCATTGAAGGTTGAGTTGGAACCCCTGTTGTAGGAGATTCTGGTTTTGCTGCTTCTTGCACAACTGCTACAGATCCTTTTGGAGCACGAACTGCCTCCAAAAGAATATCTTTTAATTCCTCTTGGATTGCCTCTTTTACGGCAC